ACAGGAGCAAGAAAGATATGGATGGACAATTGATAGAGGCCATCTACAGAAGTCTCTTCACACCCTTGATCGTTGGATTGACAGGATTAATAGGGCTCTCACTCCTCATCTACCTTTGGTAGTTGATATCTTAGAAACAAAGAAGGACGGAGAATATGGATACGTTAGAAAGCCTTTCAAAAAAGATGGTACTCCCAGTCGTTCGTTGGCTGGATATGATGGTGGATCGCTATCCGAACACGTTGGTGGTGTATTCAGTAGGATTTGTTTTCGCCCTGTGGATCTCGACTCTACTGTCGAGGTGAAGAAGTTCTTGTTAGAGCAGGGGTGGCAACCGGAGAAGTGGAATGAAAAGGACGGACAGAGAACAAGCCCTAATCTATCTAAGAACGATCCTTTCAAAGGAATACAAGGAACTTTGGGACGGCTTGTCACAAGGAGAATTCAGTGTCGACAACGTAAATCAGTTCTTGAGGGCTGGCAACATGCTATCCGCGAGGATGGGCGCCTGTCTACGGGAGTTGGAGGCATTGCAACAACCGGGCGGCTCAGACACAAGGGCATAGTGAATGTCCCCAGCACCACCTCCCGTGCTTTCTTTGCTAAGCAGATGCGACAGTGCTTTGTAGCGAAGGAGGGGTGGGTGATGGTGGGGTGTGACAGTAAGGGCAACCAGATGAGACAACTAGCGGGGAGGATGAACGATGATGAATTCACTAAGGCGGTTCTCTTTGGAAAGTCTGAGGACAAGACTGATCTCCACTCCCTCAACCAAAAGAGAAGCGGCGCGGCAACTAGAACTCTCGCTAAAAACTTCTTCTATGGGAGTGTATTGTTTGGAGCTGGGGATAAGAAAACTGCGGAGCTTCTCGAAACAACTAAGGACAAGGCTCGGGAGATAAAGGATAAATACATGGGGGAGATGCCTAAATTACAGGCAGTGGTGGATGGGCTGGTGAAGGAATGGAGGGTGACAGCCAAGCAACGGTTCAATAAGAAATGGAATAAGGTGGAGCATTACGATGGTTACATTACAGGTGTGGATGGACGACCCATCTTGGTGGCGTTCGAGAAAGACCTTCTTTGCTATGCTCTACAATCCGATGAAGCGATCCACATGGGCGTGGCCTACGTCATGATACACAAGTGGGCCGCAGCCTTGGGGTGGGAGTTGGGTAAGGATTGGGGTATGCTTATTTGGATGCATGATGAGTTTCAAATGGAATGCCGTGAAGAGATAAAGGAGGAGCTGGGGCAGCTAGCCTGTGACGCAATTAAATGGGCAGGAGAATTTTTAAATATAGGCTGCCCTCACGATGGAGACTATATGGTAGGAATGAATTGGAGTGAAACACATTGAGTAAAAGTTTTGATAGAGGCTTGAAAATACTGGACAAAATTAAAGAGGAGAAGGAAAAGGAGAGAGAAGAATGTGCCAGAGTGGCAGAGAATTATGACTTCGGTTCCACTGCCACCACCATTGCGAAGCGTATTCGTGAAAGAAACTTTGTCACACCTTTGGCTTAAATGAGTATAAGAGTATAGACAATTAGGAGAATAGTATGACACTCAACTCAAACAAGCTGCCCGCTGGTGGCAGTAGTATTGCACCGCTAGATCCCGGCACCTACCCCACTCGCTTGGTATGTGTAGCGGATCTGGGCCTTCAAGCCATCCCCGCCTTCCAGGGAAAAGAGAAGCCTCCTGCTAACATGGTGGCTTTCACCTATGAATTCGTAGATGAATTCTTACAGGATGAAAATGGAGAAGACATCCCCGATAAGCCACGTTGGATTACAGAGATGATGTCCATCTACCACCTCTCCTCTGAGAAAGCTAAGAGCACAGCTCGATACAACGCACTTGACCCCAGTCATACATACGAGGGGGACTTCAGTAAACTAATCAACACCCCCTGCATGGTTACAGTGGTGCACAATCCCGGTAAGAATGGGAAGGTGTATACTAACATTGCTGGTGTCACCCCCATGCGGGAGAAGGATGCCAACAAATGCCCCGAGCTTGTGAACGAAGCCATTGTGTTTGACCTCGATGAGCCTAGCTTGGAGCTGTACAATCAGCTGCCTGGGTTTGTTCAGGACAAAATCAAGGGAGGGCTGGAGCATGAGGGCAGTAAACTGTATGATATGTTAGGTGATGCTGAGGAGGCAGTAGAGGAAGCGCCTAATGATGACCTTGACGGGGACGAAAACCCCTACTAAATCCTACACTTGTGACAGCAAATGTCAGATGTGTCAGAAGATAAGATGGTGTGCTGAACTGAGAAGGCGCATCGAGGACGGCACTGTCCTTTCCCGTAGGGCAGTGTCGAGGAATAAGGAGAAGGTAGATGAACCTAATCCCTCTGATTGATGGTGACATCCTCAGATATGAGGTGGGCTTCGCAGCAGAGACGGGATGGAGGGGGGTGACTGATGACAAGGAGAGCATCCCACCCTTCCACTATGTAGAGGGGCTTCTTCTTTCCCGCCTAGATTTCATCACTAACAACATAGGCACTGAAGCTCCTCCCCGCATCTTCATTACAGAAGGACACACCTTCCGCTATGATCTAGCTAAGACAAAGCCCTACAAGGGAACACGGAAGGACAACAAGCCCTGGCATTATAAGAACATCACCCTCTACATGACAGACATACTGGGAGCAGAGGTGGTGACAGGGATTGAAGCTGATGATGCCATGGCTATTGAGCAGGTGGCTTCTAATAACACAGCCATCATCTGCTCAAGAGATAAGGATTTGAGACAGGTGCCTGGCTGGTTCTACAGCTGGGAGCTTGGAAGACAGCCGAGGTTTGGGCCAGAGCTCATCACCCAGCCCGGCACCCTCTCTCTTTCCGACGACAGGAAGAAGCTATATGCTACTGGGTTAGCCGCCTTTTATGGACAAGTGCTTACCGGCGACAGGGTAGATAATATTCCCGGCTTGGATAAGTGCGGCCCAGTAGCAGCTTTTGATCGGCTGATAAGAGACAGCCATGATGGTGAGCGCTTAGCTGACAACATGCTGGACATAGTGAGGGAGGAGTATGATGACGACGATTACCTCCTCGAACAGGGCAGGCTATGCTGGATGGTGAGGCGATTGAATGAGGATGGGAGCCCACAGCTCTGGGAAATAGGAATGGAAGAATGACTGACAAACCACACAACTCAGAGAAATGGACAGTCGCCCGTTTCCATTCATTCATCAAAGGGGGCCTGAGACAGATTAGCTATCGCTGGCCCCCCAAGCATGAGGTGAAGAAGGCAGCATGGGTGAAGAGGGGGCTGTATAAATGTGAAGGCTACAAGAGGAAGTGGCACACAGCCCCGACCAGCATATTGGAGAAGGGGAAGCGTGTTAACAATGTATTCGTAGACCACATACATCCAGTGATAGATCCGAAGAAGGGATGGAAAAGCTGGGATGAAACCATTAAGCGTATGTTCTGCGAAGTGGAGGGCCTCCAGGTTCTCTGCAAAGAATGCCATAAGGAGAAAACGAATGACGAGCGAAAACAAAGAAGCAGCTAATACAGAAGCAGCAGCAGAAAATCTTTTATTCCTTTTTGAAGGCCACGTTAATATTGGAGAAGAGACACAGGAGGTGACAGACCAGGGGTTGTTTGAAATGTCAGCCTTCTTCGGCACTGTCCCCCCTGAGCAGAGAGGAAATGTATTCCTCACCTTCCTAACTAGGCTGCATGACAAGGGCTATCATTATAGTATGCAGCAGTTCTTGAATGTGGATGATATGGAGGGAGCTGATGAAGACGCTCCTTCTTGACATTGAAACAGCACCGAATAAGGTGTACACGTGGGGGCTATGGAAACAGAACGTAGCCCTCAACCAAATCGATGAACCTGGATACACCCTCTGTTGGGCAGCTAAGTGGTTGGGGGAGAAGGGGACAATGTTCTCCTCCATCCACCATGACGGCAAGAAGGCTATGCTCCTCCGCATCTATGAGCTGTTAGATGAAGCAGATGTTGTCATCCATTACAACGGCACCAACTTTGATCTGCCCATCTTGAGCCAGGAGTTTTTGTCTATACGATGGCCACCCCCCTCTCCTGTACAGCAGATTGATCTGTTGCGTACAGCTAGGCAGAGGTTTAGGCTGGTGAGTAACAAGCTTGATTATGTCCTCACCTTCCTTGGGCTAGAGAATAAGGTGGAGCATAAGGGGATGGCCCTGTGGCGTGGCTGTATGGATGGGGACAAGAAGAGCTGGAAGGTGATGGAGAAATACAACAAGAAGGATGTAACACAGCTTGAGAAAGTGTATGACATCCTCCGGCCATGGGTGCGTAATCATCCCAACCATGCCCTCTATACAGATGATGTACAGAAGGTGTGCCCCAGCTGTGGCTCCTCTCATCTCCAGAAGCGTGGCACCTATCGCACTGCTGTCTTCACCTACCAGCGCTATCAATGTCAGGCTGAGGGGTGTGGGGCGTGGTCTAAGGATAGGTTTAATGACATGGACAAAGAGAAACGAGAGAGTGTGTTGAAAGGGATTTGAGATGAAGGTACTTAATCTATCAACATGTGAGGTGTGTAGTATGCCGGTAGTACCGGGGGCTACCCTTGCCCCCTGTACTTCCGCCTTGATTATGTCCTCGTATAGCGCAAAGAAGGTAGACCAATGCCCCTTCCCTGTTATAGAAGATCCTCCCGATGTCCACCACCCCTCCCACTACACACAAGGCGGCGTTGAAACATGGGACTACATCATTGCACAGGGCTTTGGTGTAGATCACTTCGCTGCCAATGTCATCAAGTACATCTCCCGCTTCAAACATAAAGGAGAGCCAGTGAAGGACTTGAAGAAGGCTAGGGCCTATCTGGATAAGCTTATTAAATTAGTGGAGGGAGAGGATGAATGACCTTGTTGAGCGGCTAAGAAACGACGATGACGATGCGGTTGATAAGCTGTTGAACGAAGCTGCTGATGAGATTGAGCGATTACGAGGAGCTGCATCAGATGTTGTTCGCCATGATATGCTCCAAGATCAACGTGAGGGGATGCCTACATCGGTTGAAGTCCTACACTTAAGAGATGTCCTGACCACACCCATAGGAGCAGAATAATGGAAGGCCCAACCCTCGCCATAAGCAAGGAGATTGATAAGCGTAAATACAGACAGGATGGGGAGGATTTCAAGGGGAAGATCGTGAGGATAGCTAACGCCCTCAAGGACAATGATGAACATTTCAATGCCATCAGGGATATAGCTGGCAACATGCGCTTCCTCTTTGCAGGCAGGATACAGAGTGCAGTGGGAGCTCCTCGACAGACAGCTGCCCACAACTGCTTTGTCTCCGGTGAGGTGGAAGATAGTATGGCCTCCATTATGACCCGTGCTGCGGAGGCTGCCGAGACAATGAGGAGAGGCGGGGGCCTGGGCTTTGACTTCAGCAAGCTTCGGCCAAGGGGGGACAGGATCGTTAGTTTAGGCAGTCAGTCTAGCGGTCCTGTCTCCTTCATGCAAATCTATGATGCTGTCTGCCAGACCATTGCTTCTAGTGGGCACAGGCGAGGGGCTATGATGGGGGTGTTGAGGATAGACCATCCTGACATTGAAGCCTTCATTACAGCTAAACAGAATGATGATAAGCTTAAGGGCTTCAACATCTCTGTCGGTGTAACAGATGAGTTCATGCACTGCCTCGCTAAAGACAAGCCATTCAATCTTACATTCAATGGCAACATATACAACACCGTGTCCCCCGTAGCCCTGTGGGATATGGTGATGAGAAGTACATGGGACTGGGCGGAGCCGGGGGTGCTGTTCCTCGACACCATTAACAACATGAACAACCTCTACTACTGCGAACAGATCGCAGCCACCAACCCATGTGGTGAGCAACCCCTGCCCCCCTATGGAGCCTGTCTGTTAGGCAGCTTCAACTTGGTTAAGTATGTTAATGAGGGGTTTGATTATGCACAACTGAGAGAAGACATCCCCCACATTGTCAGGGCTATGGACAACGTGATTGACCGCACCATCTACCCCCTTCCTGAACAGAAGAAGGAGGCTATACTCAAGCGTAGGATGGGGATTGGTGTAACGGGGATGGCTAACGCTGCCACTATGCTCGAAATGGAATACGGCAGTGGAGACTTCCTGCTCTTTGAACGGAGAGTGTTGCGTACTATTAGAGACGAAACCTATTCAGTGTCGGCTGATCTGGCTCAAGAGAAAGGGGCTTTTCCCCTGTATGACGCAGCTCTCTATTCAATGGGCAGGTTTATTAAGCAGCTCCCGCTCAGGCTGCAAGACAAGATTAAGGAGAAGGGAATGCGTAACTCTCACCTAACCTCCATAGCCCCCACTGGCACCATCTCCCTCACAGCAGATAATATATCTTCGGGGATAGAGCCCCCCTTCGCTCTTCGATACAACCGAACTATAGCTGAATTTGATGGGGGGGTTACGGAGACAGTGGCAGACTACGCTGCTGAGAGGGGATGGGAGGGGGAGGTGGCTGATGAAATATCAGCTGATGCACATGTTAATGTCCTCGCCATGGCTGCCCAGTACATAGACAGTGGGGTGAGTAAGACATGTAATGTGGGGGCTAACGTGAGCTATGATGATTTCAAATCCCTCTACACACAGGCTTGGAAGAAGGGAGCCAAGGGCATCACCACCTTCCGAGCAGCAGGGAAGAGATATGGGGTGCTGAACAAAATAGAAGAGGGGGCGGAAGCCTGCTTCATTGACCCAGATACAGGACAGAAGGAATGTGAATGATGGAGGAGAGCGGAATAGTGGTGCCTCGATCCTGAAGCTCCTTAAGAACCTCAAGTGACTGAGCTAGTTTTTGCGACGGTGTGGCCATGGCTCTTGTTGTATCACTCGGTTATCGCGCTGCGCAGTATTTAGGTTTTAGAGCTGTTTAAAATTAGGTTATTATGCAGATTGGATAGATGCTATGTTCAATTGGGCAGTGATACACCTAGTAGCTCTAGCTGAATACTTAAACATCTCCTATGAAGAAATAAACGTTTGGTTGTTTATGATTGTGTGGCCCATATCCACTGTCTTCTTAATATGGAAGGGATACATACAGAAAAATGGGGGCTGAAAAGCCCCTTTCTCTTTGGTACGAAACACTTCATACCCACGTTTCAATAACCAGACAGCAGCTTCAAGCTCTGTTATGTCACCTTTTCTGTTAGTATCCATGTTATTCTCCGGGTCGATCCACGAGGAGGCCCGTAGAGCCCCGTACAGCAACATCTCTATGTCTCGGGTAGGCTGGCCTAGGACAGGGCAGAGATGGCTCTGTGTGGCGATCCTCGGGCCTCTCTCGGTGGCTGTCAGGCCACCTCGTACACCTTCTTCTTATTCTTAGGAGAAGCAGCCCATCCCGCAAAATCTTTCAAGCTTTCTAGCCACACCTTATCTCGAATGGTTTGGATCTTACGAAGGAGCCAGTTGTTCGAGCGTCTCTCCATCATCATATGGAACATCCATTCGTCTGCCTTCAGCCTATAGTCTTGGGGCAAGAACTGGTTGCGTATCAATTCATAGGCAGCATCATGGAATAGAGAGGGGGTCATGCTATCATCTGTATCAATGGTGGGACCGGATGGCCCGTCCCAAGCATACCCTGCCTTGATGTACATAAACCCTGATCTGAATAGGGAGATGTGTGGGGTGAAGATGTTATCGACAGGATAGAGGTTTGTCTGGATAGCCTCATCTTCCTTCAGCTGATACCTATACCCCTTTGTGTATTTCATTCCTTGTCTTCTTTCCTGCGATTGTGCCCCTCACCCCATATCTTATGGCGCATGAGATAGATCCCCCCCAGCCCCAACACTAGATTAACTACGAGGACAGTGAGGCTCATCACTTGTGTAATGAGTTGATAGGTGGTGCCGCTTGCTCCTATGGCTATCCCCACTGTCCCTGTCACTTCCTGCGAGAGCTGTTGAGCTTGGTTCTTTACTTGTCCTAGCATACCGCTCTCCTTATGGGTCAGTGCGAGTGAGCATGGTGAAAGCGTAAGTCGAGATGGCGATTGTTCCCGCATTTGTGCCAGCGTATTCAATTTGACTAGAGGCATTCACTAAGACTGATCGGGATGTACTCAACCCAGTGACATTAATATCTGATCCACCATCATGGGTTAGTTGAAACTGCATGGTGGACTCGGGATCAGCAGATACATCAGCAGCATCTTTTGTTCTAACAGACACTTGAATAGTGGTAACTGCGGCTCCCGTGGAGTCAATATAGATATGCGCCAAGCAGGACGGTGGTACTGAGAGAGTGTCTGTTTCAAAACTAGAGCTAGTGGACGCATCCGATATATCGGCAATAACATCCCCCGTATAAGCAAAGTAGTTTCCGCTCTGGGTGAAGGCAATAATGTTAGCAGACCCATCCGTCTTGACTGCACCGATCAACCGCTTCTGGTCATAGTCTGTAGGCATCGTGGGGCTAGTAAAGGAGGCAGAGAAAAGAGCATCTACGACACTGGTGTCTGAACGACGTATAAGCCACACAGCATAGAGGGTACTGTTACCAACAGACCCTGTGTCAATCCCCCCGGCATCATCCCCAACAGCCCAAGCCGCATCAATTTGTTTTGTAATTTCACTTGACAAAATCATATTAACAGCGTCACCGGCATCTCGTGCACCACCGGCTGTGATGTTGACATCGTGATCAGTGTCAGTGTCATTCGAAAGCTTCAACCCGCCAATCATATTAGTTTGAATGACAGCTTCACTGTCTAGTTTGGCTTCTGTTACAGCTGTGGCGGCTATCTTAGCTGTCGTTATCGTACCATCTGCCACACCAAAAGCTTCTCCGTTAGCCCGTGTATAGCTAACACACTGCACCGTGCTGCTGCTCGTAGATTGAAACACAGCCACATCCCCGGCAGCCGTAGTGATGTTAGCTTCTCCCGGTAGGTCTAAATTGGTAGCATGGTGGGTCATAGTGAGGATGCCATCAAACTGTAGAGTAAATAGCCTGTCGGCTGCTACAGTTATGGCAGCGAAGTTGGTGGTGCCTGTAACATCGAAATAGCGCCCATCACTATCAATCACCAGAGGACTGGCACTAGCTATATCCCCTCCCTTGATGGTGGTTTGGGGGTGCACATGGTCATCTCTGGCATAAGCAGCATTACCTCCAGCAGAGGCAGTGATGGCCCCCGCCAGTGGCGTAGTGTCTGAAGCAGAACCAGTGGTGGTAGCGACAGTGCTCCATTGAAACCCTGTCCCCCCTGAATTCACCTGTAGGTATTCAGAAGCCTGGGGGTATTCAGCTGTCAGTGTGACGCCTGTACTGTCGCTGAGGGGGAGCTTGAAGCAACGATCAAGCTCCTCCTGTAATGACAAGATCATCATCACAATCTTATCAAACTGTGTCTCCTGTGTGTCAGGATCATAGCCGCCCTGATTTTCCAGGTCAGTGGTTTGTTCAATAGTGAGCTTTCTCTTAATCACTAGGCTCTCCCCAGTGGCTAGCTCATCCCCTGACACTGGGTAGGTGATGGTGCCTGTACCCGGGAAGCTACTTACGCTCACCGTATAGTCTGCGGTTAGCGACTTAGCAGTCTCGACCCCGGTAGCATCGACCACATGCACCACCTCCAACTCATCCTGTGCAAAGATGATTAAGGGAGAGAATGAGAACGATGTAACAGCGCCATCACCTGATCTAGTTACACTCTTTGTTTGGTCTTCAACGGTCATCTCTTAGTCCTCACTACTTTCTGTGGCCACTTTCTCTGAGAAACCGGCAATACGTTTCAGCCCTTTCTCTATTTCACCATCTGCTACATCCCCGACACCGCCGAGAATGTTCATACCCTGTTCAATTGGCTTACCAATCACCTTACCAAGGACAATCCCAACATCCTGTATAGCGTCTAGGATACTTTCCATAGACCAGTCTATGTCAATAACTGAGTTAATACCTCTGCGGGTTTCATTTAGAATATCAACAATAGGCATATCCGTATCCACATTACGGGTCTTCTCATTTGTGAGAATGTCTGAAATGGTGATCATTAAGAAATCACCGAAGATGATGTATGTGTTAAGCTGCCCAGCCACCGCTGCTCTCAGCTGTTCATCATCCTCCCACTTAAACCCACTCGCAATGTACTGAATGAACATCGGCATAACGAAGTGGTAATAGCCAATACGCTTACCAAACTCACGCCAGCTAATCTTGTTACGGCCAATAACAGGGAGAGGGCTCTGCCTCCAAGCTCGCATCTCCGCCCTCAACAGGGCCAACCGTGCTGACATAAACATTGTAAGGCTACGCCCAATAGCGTGGTTACGTTGTATAGAAGCGAGTTTGTCCATGTCAGTGGACTGCTGCGTATCGTTCACAGCCCTCTCGAAGGCAGCAATAGCCTGTTTATGTGTTTTTCCAGACTTAACAGCATGCTGATAGACAGCCCATCCCCCCATGTAGATAGGGGCTCTGTCCCCAAGGCGGATGAATACGAAATTAAAATCACTCCAGAACTTATTGTTTCTCTTATTAAACACCCGCTTATCCACCGTGCCAAGGGCAGCCAGCTCAAAGGCTGGGCTGTTCCCTCTTGTCCACATGGTGGAGCTGTTCTCGTACAGGAATTTAATAA